GCTCATTCCCTAATACGAGGGATATCCCCCGACCCCCTTACTCGTTACTCAAGGCCCACTAAAGTCGGTCCTTTCGTTAACTCACACGCGCTGGCGCTGCGTAAGAACGTTCTGCGAACGTTCACTGGACGGTTGGAAGGACGTGAGGTTATCCATTAGTTGGAACTTGGATAAGCTCACCCTAAAGGTAATATTGCATACTTTGTATGGCTTTAGGGTGAGCGGCCCCCCGATGGGTGAGTCGGGAATTTTTCCTGAGCGGCGGAAAATAATATCCCGCTAATATTTTTTGGGTTTACAAAATATAGAGCCTGTCCTTCCAGCACTAACAAAGTATGATATCATATACGGACCTTTTTTGGAAAGAATAATTTTTTTCAAAGGTATGCGTTTTTGGACGCGTATTAAATCAAAGATTATTTCTAAGTGTTGTATTGGCTGCTGTAGTAAATCATAAATGAACTCTCGATTCTCAAATCGTCGTGCACAATATAAATCTCGTGTTGGAACAGCAAAAACTCGCGCTGCTCGAAAGGCAGTCAATGCAATCGTCAAACGTGTGCTGCCTCGTTCCATCAACAATAACACTTCACGCAATATCTTCATGCGTGCCGCCTATGGCAGCGGTAGACCGAGTTCGAATTACGTCGACGTCGGCAACGCAGTGTATGCGCTCGATCAAACCGGATCGATCACTCTGTTAAACACGGTTCCGCGTGGTGCCGCGCAAACAGAACGTGTTGGAAAACGCTACACGCTCAAATCGTTGCAACATAGAGGTTTCATGTCTTCTAACTCTACTGCAACAATCAACGACGTCGTCGTCATGATCGTTTACGATAAGCGACCTACTGGCTCTCTGCCTGCGATTACTGACATCCTCAATGCGTCGTCAGCAACGCAACAGAATAAGGATGATAATGTGCCTGATCGTTTCATGATTTTGAAACGCATACACACGACCTTGATCGGCAATTCGACCACGCCCGCTACCGGCAAAGAAGCAGTCGATTCCGACTTCTATATGCCGATGAGATTGCCTGTCGTCTGTAAGAACGTTGGAACGGGCGCGATCGGCGACATCGAACAAGGCGCGTTGTATCTCGTCACCGTTGGCTATAACGTGGCGGGAACGACGGCAGCTTCGCTGACTGGAACATTTCGTGTCCGCTTCGAGGACACTGAGGGTTAATAAAAGAATCGTGAACCGACAAGCTTTGATGAAACATCAATCACTCATATTTTTTTTCCGGACGCTCCACTGCCTGATGTTCGTTACGCATTATATAGGATATAACATACCTAGCAACCCTATCCGCGATGCTCGCTGGTGTGCGGTGTGCGGCGCTGATGCGCCGCTGGGCTCGTGGCTGCGGCCTCCCGGCCTCCGCGCACTCGCGGTTATATTGGGCCTGCGGCGCCTGACCCCCTAACCCTAAGGGCTGACGCCCACTCGACCCTAACGGGCAACCCTAACCCTTAGGTTAGTTAGCAACCCTAAGTCAGAGACTTTTCTGTATGACAGAAAAATCTATGAGGGCTGTGTGATGTATTTTCAATACATATAATCCTACAAGTAGGTATTTCGGACTTTCGGACGAAAGGCCATTTTCAGTTTTCGGACTTTCGGACTTACAATTGCAAGTGAGTTTTCACTTTTATGCGCAACCCCAATTAAGACAAAGTATGTCACTCTTTTATTTTTGTTCTGTGGTTGCACAGCCCTTGTAAGCAAATAATAATCAATTATTATTAATAGTATGACTACTATTTCTCGTCGATGGATGGCTACGTTGAACAACCCTGTTGCTGATAACTTACCAGCACAATGGGTGGCTGATGGCGACTGTGTCGCTGTGTGGTGGCAGAAGGAGAAGGCGCCGACGACCGGCACTCCTCATCTGCAAATCTACTTCATTACGAAGGTGAACCCTCGTAATAAGAATGGCTTCACTCTGAAGTGGATCAAGGAGAACTTGAACTCGAAGATGGACGTTCGCAAGTGCAACGGCACTCATAAGCAATGTGTTGCTTATGTCTCGAAGACCGACACGCGCACGGATGGGCCGTGGCATATCGGCGAGTATGTCGAACATGAAGCTCAAGTCGCCGGTGGCAAGCAGTCCGGCGAGAAGCACAAGTCGAAGTTGTCTGATATCAAGGAGTTGATCGACAATGGTGCTACTGATCAAGAACTATGGCAGTCGCACTTCGATCTGATGACGCGTGCGCACAAGTCGTTCAATGCTTATCGCTCTTCACTTAAAAGTAATCAACGTCGTGAAACGACTAAGGTTCTTGTTATGTATGGTCCGTCGGGCACGAGCAAGTCGCATACGGCGAATCTCATTGGGCAAGCCAATGGAGGCGCCTACTGGCTTCGTAAGCCAGCCGACGGTGGCATCGATTGGTGGGACAACTATAACGGCGAGCCTGTTGTCATCATCGATGAGTTCTACGGTTGGTTACCGTTCGATACGTTACTTCGTCTGTGCGACAAGTATCCGTATCTGGTAAATACCAAAGGTTCCTTTGTTCCTTTTGTTGCGAAGTTGATTATTATCACTTCTAACAAACCTCCTCGTGAATGGTATTCCGAGGAGAAGATTGATGCAGTGATGTGGGCTGCATTCGTGCGCCGCATCAGTGGCGCAAACGGCACTGTGCGTCACATGACAGTCAAGTATCAACCTTCTTTGCTTGAACCGCAAGAGGATGATTTTGATAATGTTGTTGATGCCTTGATCTGCGGTGAGTCGATTTTCGGTAATGCATTGCCTGTGGCTGCAGAACCGGTTATTGATCTCACCCAAGACGACGATGGCTCTTACGTGGAGGCCACACCGGACGAGAACGCTGAGCCTGACTGGTCGGATGATGACGGCGCATTGGATGGTCATCATGACGAGGCGGCTGAGTATGAAGAAGAACGTAATCAAGCACTTCGTTCTGATTCGTTAATGTCTCCGCAAAAGATGCTAAAGCGATCTGATGCTTCGACATTTGGTTTGGAGAAAATTGTTGATAAGCGAATTGGCAAGCAGCCAGTTCAATCGAAAATCAAGATTTCGAATATCAACAAGAAGCGCATGCTGATGTTAGATGCGGATGAGGACATAGATGACAAATAAAAAACAGACATCACTCGCCAACTTTGTGATATTCATAACAAATCGAATTCATCGCCGGGCTCCAATTTCGTTCTTCGATACGTTGATGGCTCATTCCCTAATACGAGGGATATCCCCCGACCCCCTTACTCGTTACTCAAGGCCCACTAAAGTCGGTCCTTTCGTTAACTCACACGCGCTGGCGCTGCGTAAGAACGTTCTGCGAACGT